ACCCATCAGGCACGGGAGCCAATGTTATAGATGACGATTATTTCAAGGCGTTATTGTCTGCAGTTCCTAAAGGCGGCGCGGCGTTTACATACTGCCATTTTGATTATGTTGATTGGTCGGCGCGTGCTTTACCCTTAGCACCTCGCAAAACTGTGGTTAACTATTCAGCGCCTAGTCTATACGCTGCAGCTGAAGCGATGCGCGACGGTGTCGCGGCGGTCGTTGTTGTTGCGCCAACCTATTGGGCCAATGGTCTGGTACCTGTTAAGGCTAACTTATACGGCGGTATTCACGAGGGCCCACACTTAATCCAGACTGATGCGGTCCGCGTTGTTAGATGTCCTGCAGAATATACCGACAAATTCAGCTGCGACGATTGCGGCGGGAATAGTAAACCATTGTGCGCACGTGGTGACCGCGATTATATAATAGCCTTTACTGCGCATGGTACTGGCAAAAAGGCGGCGATTGATCCAGACCAGCAAAAAGGATGCTATGCCGCTTATCATCATGTGGCTATGGCGTGGAAAAACACAGCCAATAGTATTGACGATGGAGAAACCGATGGCGACAAGATAACACGCTTTGCCGCATCTCTTCGCACTGGTTCGGTATTGCGTCATCATGTTGCTGGTGATGTCGGCCTGCAGGTGATCGCGTGATCATCCAGCGCCATCTTGGCGCTTGTATATTCCTTTTATGGTTCGCTGGCACTATATGCAAGGCGTTAATAGTGTATATCTAGCCTAGTCGCTGCAGTAACGGGCCCGCCATTGTGCGGGCTTTTTTATGCACAGGAATTCGTTATCCTGGACAAAACAAACAAACCATACACGGCGCGGATGTTAGCCAGTACTGCACAAATAACGTACAGGTTGGGGATAAAGTTATCCACCGTTGTATTAAAGAGTTAAACAAACCGCGTGCCGCGTCCCGTGCGTACGGTCAAACGTACGGGAGCGCGACCCAGTGCCCGCGATTCGAGGTCCGCGGGCCGTGTTCCATGTCAAAAAAGGGCACATGGGCACGTGTTTTGTGCCAAAAACCGCGTTTTGTCGACATTATGCCGTGTTTTTTCGCCGCGCAGCTGCGTGATGGACATCGGACCGCGGACCGTGGCCCATGATGCGCGATTCCTAATATAATGCTCGGGTCCCCCGCATATCGGGTCAAAAGCCCACGCCCACCGCCAACGCGCCACGCCCAGCGGCGCAGCGGCCACGGCCGAGGGGGAAGGGGCTATAGCCTTGTTTCTCTCGAATATTTACGTGAAATTTTGAACGGGCTGTAACTGTCTTATAAAAGCGTGTAATATCGCATATAATAGTGAATAGTGTTTCACGTGAAACATAAATTTTTATTTTTCAAAACCTACGGTCCCCTTATGCAAAAACCAGCGAATCCTGCCATTGAGGAGAAGACTCTGAAGCTTGAACTGCGGCTCGCGCTGCTTGAAAAGAATGAAGAGTGCCAAAATGATTTCCTCAAGTTCGTGCGGGCCATGTGGCCTGAGTTCATTGCCGGGAGGCATCACAAGATTATTGCGGACAAGTTGGAAAGAGTCGCGAGCGGCGAGTTAAAAAGATTGATCATTAACATGGCACCGCGACACACGAAGAGTGAGTTTGCGTCGTTTTTGTTTCCGGCTTGGATGATGGGCAAGAATCCGAAGATGAAGATTATACAGGCGACGCACACGACGGAGTTGGCGGTTAACTTTGGACGTAAGACGAAGAACCTTTTGGACGTGGACGGTTATAAGGAGATCTTTCCTGACGTGAAGTTGGCGGCGGACAGTAAGGCCTCGGGCCGTTGGGATACGAGCGCGGGCGGTATGTATTATGCCGTGGGTGTTGGATCGAACTTGGCGGGACGTGGTGGTGATTTAATTATTATTGATGACCCTCACTCGGAGCAGACGGCGATGTCCAGTGCTGGTTTTGATGATGCGTGGGACTGGTACACAGGCGGCCCTAGACAGCGTTTGCAGCCCGGTGGATCAATAGTGATAGTACAGACGCGTTGGTCGGAGAAGGACATGACGGGGCAGCTGCTGCGGTCTATGGCCAAAGATCCGTTGGCCGATCAGTGGGAGGTGGTGGAGCTCCCTGCAATCTTTGAGGACGGTACGCCGTGTTGGCCTGAGTATTGGAGTTTGGAAGATTTGACCGCGGTCCGCGCGTCTATTCCGCCGAGCAAGTGGAATGCGCAGTACCAGCAGAATCCGACGGGCGAAGAGAATGCGATTATTAAGCGTGAGTGGTGGCGCTTGTGGGATAAGCCAAAGGTTCCCCAGTTGGAGTTTGTGATTCAGAGTTACGATACGGCGTTTTCCAAGAAGCAGACGGCGGATTATTCGGCCATAACGACGTGGGGAGTGTTTTATCCGAATGAGGGGGGTAGTGGTCCTAATTTAATTTTGTTGGATAGTAAGAAGGGGCGGTGGGATTTCCCGGAGTTGAAGCAGGTGGCGTTGGATTTGTATAAGTTTTGGGAGCCGGACACTGTTATAATCGAGGCGAAAGCCAGTGGTACGCCGTTGACGCAGGAATTGCGTGCGCAGGGCATTCCGGTGGTGAATTTCACGCCTAGTCGGGGTAACGATAAGGTGACGCGGGTGCATAGTGTGTCGCCTTTGTTTGAGGCGGGCATGATATGGTATCCGGACGAAACATGGGCGGAGGAGTTGATTGAGGAAGTGGCTGCATTCCCTAATGGCGAGTTTGACGACTTGGTGGATAGTATGACTCAGGCGCTGATGCGGTATCGTCAGGGGAATTTTGTGCAGTTGCCGTCGGATGACTGGGAAGAGGACGCAAACTCTGCTAAAGTGAGAGTGTATTATTAACGATGGAACTACGGCATATGAACAGACCGGCGGTTAACCTTGGGGCAGGCGGCTTCGTGTCCTATTTTGAAGACGGCGGTGCTACTGTTAGTTTAGACCCGTATGAAGGCATTGCGCAAGAGGGCATTGTCGATCAGGAGTATGACGAGCAGGGTGTAGGTTCTTTTCTGGCTGATCAGTTCATGGCGATGGTGTCGGACGGCGAAGGTTTTCCGGCGGACGAGATCCGCGCGTCGGGCCGGACGGACTCTGCCAATCGCGACGTGTATTATCCCGAGGGAGAGACGTTCTTTGAGACGTTGGCCACGGAGTATGATTACCCTGTCGAGGAGTTGGACAGCGGTAGTGTGGGCATTGCACCGTTGATGGGCAAGAAGCGCATGGAGGTTCCACGCTCTGACTTACCAAAGGCACAAGAATTAGAAGACGCGCGGGGTCACATGTTGGCATCGGCGATGGCGGCAAGCAAGTACGGACCGGAGACGGCTGGAACGATTGGCGATTTAAACGAATACAAAGACGTGTTCTCTCCTTTTGGCAACTCGCAGCATTCGGCCATGGACCAGCGGAATAACGCCGTGGGTGTCAGCCTGTTTAAGAAGGCGGGCGTGAATGCAACAACAGCACAATTGACACAGATGGTCGATCGGCGCATCTTTGATCAGTTAGACATCATTCTAGGAAGAACCCCTTCAGAGCAGGAAACCCCTGCGGAAAAGCCAAAGTGGCGTAAAAACTTTAGGAGCCCCAAAGATGGTCCTGATGTATACTTTCCCCGAGAAGACTCTGGTTATTTCGTAAAAGATCACAAATTCTAGGAGCGGTTATGGCAAACGGTACAACAAATGCGGGACTGATGGATAGAAACGTCCCCTCTCAGATGGACATGGCCGACCTTGAAGCGGAGATGGAGTTAGAGATCCCTGATTCGGGCAATGATGTCATGGCCATGATCCGGGCTGAAAACGTCGGGGAGATTGAAGTCATACCTGAAGACGATGGTGGCGTGATCATTGATTTTGATCCTAGCGATCAGCGAGGCGAGGCTCAAGAGTTTGATGCTAACCTTGCGGAAGAGATGCCAGAGCGCGAGCTTAGTCGTATTTCGTCGGAGTTGTTAGGTGAGTTTGATGCTAACAAAGCCAGCCGGTCAGATTGGGAAGAGGCGTATTCAAGTGGTTTGGAGCTTTTGGGCTTTAACTACGAAGAGCGCACCCAGCCCTTCCGCGGCGCATCCGGTGTAACCCATCCTTTATTGGCCGAAGCGGCCACCCAGTTCCAAGCACAAGCTTTTAATGAATTACTCCCAGCCTCGGGTCCTGTACGGACGGTGGTTATGGGTAAAAACACCGCGGCCAAGACACAACAAGCGCAGCGTGTGAAGCAGTTCATGAATTATTACATTACCAATGTTATGGAAGAATACACTCCAGACATGGATCAAATGTTATTCTTCTTGCCGTTGGCGGGATCTACCTTTAAAAAGACTTACTATGATGAGACACTCGGTCGCGCCGTATCCAAGTTTGTCCCCGCAGAGAATCTCGTTGTCCCTTATGAGACCGCAGATCTTGAAACATGCCCTAACATCACACAAATAGTGAGAATGGCACTAAACGATTTACGCAAACGCCAAGTGGCGGGTGTCTATTTAGACGTTGAAGTGATTCCGGCTCAGAAAGAGCTGACTTCGCTTACAGGTGAGCTGAACAAGCTCGATGGCCTAGACCCTAACCAGATTGATTATGACTGCACCATCCTTGAGTGCCATGTCGATCTCGACTTAGAAGGCTACGAAGACGAAGACGACGAAGGTGAGTTCACCGGAATTAAGATTCCGTACATTGTGACCATCTCTGAAGACAACGGGCAGATCCTGTCTATCCGTCGTAACTATCGCGAAGACGATGAGCTTCGCAAAAAGATCAGTTACTTCACACACTACAAGTTTTTACCGGGATTCGGTTTCTATGGTCTGGGCTTGATCCACACCATCGGAGGCTTATCTCGCACAGCCACTTCGGCCCTTCGACAGTTGATCGATGCCGGTACGTTATCCAACCTTCCTGCTGGTTTCAAGGCCCGCGGACTACGGATCAGGGATGACGACGAACCACTACAGCCCGGTGAATTCCGAGATGTGGATGCGCCCGGTGGTGCAATTCGCGACAGCTTAATGCCGTTACCGTTTAAAGGCCCCGACCAAACATTGTTCCAGTTACTGGGCTTTGTAGTCGATGCCGCGCAGCGTTTCGCGACGATCACGGACCTTAAAGTCGGTGCGGGTAACGAAGGCGCTGCGGTAGGAACTACCATGGCGATGATGGAGCAAGGCGCTCGAGTGATGAGTGCGGTCCATAAGCGTTTGCATTATGCAATGCGTCAAGAGTTTAAGATTCTGGCTCGCGTGATGTCGGAGAGTTTGCCGCAGGAGTATCCGTACACGGTGCCCGGTGGTGATGAAACCATCATGCAGGCGGACTTCGATGACCGTGTTGATATCATCCCGGTTAGCAATCCTAATGTATTTAGTCAGGCGCAGCGGATTGTGTTGGCCCAGACTAAGATGCAGCTCGCGGCCCAAGCCCCAGAGATTCATAATATCCACGAAGTGTACCGAGACATGTACGAAGCGTTGGGCGTGACAGACGTCGATCGCATCATGAAGTCGGTTCCTGCGGAAGAGCCGGGTCCTATCGATCCAGCACAAGAGAACATCAACGCACTAGACATGCTGCCATTAAAAGCATTTGAAGGTCAGAACCATCAAGCGCACATCCAAGCGCATTTGATCTTTGGCGCGAGTCCTATTGTTGGCGGTATGCCTCCGGTAGCGATGACGGTTCAAAAGCACGTCATGGAGCATGTTCAGATTGCCGCGAAAGAACAAGCGGCGGTCGCTTACCTAGAGCAAGTGAGTCAAGCTGGCGGTGAGCCTGCAGACGCAGAGCAGATGCTTGAGATGGAGCGTTTAACCGCTCAGTTTATTGCAGAAGGATTGCAGCAAGTGAAAGACTTATCCGGCGAGATGTCGGGCGCCGGTGCCCCTGATCCATTGATCCAGTTGAAGGAACAAGAGATTCAGGCTAAAGTACAGAATAACGAGGCCGACAATCAGATTGACCAAGCCAAGCTACAGTTGGATCAACAGAACCAGCAGATGCGCTCGGAACAATTTGGTGAACGGATTGAAGCACAAGAACGCCAGACAGCCGCACGTATTCAGTCGGCTATGGATCGTGAACTATTAAAGCAACGCGGAGAGTAAAATGAAGAATCGTACTGTAAAAGTAAATGGGTCAGCCCCGGGTAAGACACCAAAGGCTGTTCCGTATGCCGATATTAAAGGCCAAGGCCGCATTCCTTATGGAAAAACAGCGCCAGCACCCTGCGCAGGCGGATTAACTGACTTTGCTAACGCTTCGCGTAGGATGAAGACGCGTGGCACAGGTGCTGCCACCCAAGGCACCACCCACATGGGTTACTGATGTGACCCCGCGTAAGGTTAAAACTAAACCTAAAACCACGGTGGTTAAGAAGCCGAAGGCTGGGGCGCTTAAACGCTTTAGCCCGATCGCGAGACCGCAGCGGTTTGAGGGGGTATTCTGATGTTGAGCAGCGCATAAAGGAAAGTCTGAAGTAACATGTGGTCTAGTGTCACCGAGGCATACCCTGTACAGGTAGCCCCTTCTCAAGCGCCTTTGGGTCAGTTCTTTGTTGTAGAGCCTCAGGTGATACGTAGCTATGACTATAGACCCGTACAGCCACCTAAGGGGCCATATGAGCTTACAGAAGACTTTTACTCAAGGAGGTTATGGATATGCTAGCCGAATTGATGGTAGCAAATGCAGCCTTTGCCGTTATAAAACAGACCCTAACCAATGGAAAACAACTGCTGGACGCGGGAGATGCGGTAAGTAAGTATTTTAAGGCAGAGAAAGACATTGCCAAGGCTGTAGCTAATAACAGTGGGAATGTCTTAGAAGCGTTCCAAGCTAAGGAGCAGCTTAGAAGACAGGAAGAAGAATTAAAGTACATGTTGAATAAACAAAGGCTGCAGGGTTACTCAGACTTCTTGCAGTTCAAGGCACAGTTTAGCAGAGACCAGAAGGAAGCTGAGAGACAGGCAGCCCGTAAGCGATATTTGAGGCACGAGGCTATCCAAGAAAACATATCACTAGGATTGAAAGCCTGTGGTATTATATTTGTTATTATCGCAGCCGCTTTTGGCGTAGCCCTTTACTTGAGATAAATCACATGGAACAGCAAATTGTTTTTAACTTCGCAATAGCAGCAGGAATGGCAGTGGCGGGATGGTTCCTGAGATCAATGTGGGAGGCCATCCGAGAAGTCGAGAAGGACTTGCCAAAGAATTACATCAGGCGCGAAGACCATAGGGACGACATGATTGAAATAAAGAAAATGCTTGGCGCTATATTTGATAAACTGGATAACAAGGCAGACAAATGAATGCTAAATTAAAATTATTCGGAAGCGCGTTGGCGAAGGTTACCCCTGCGTGTTTAATGCTAATGGTTCAGGGCAATGTTCTGGCGTTAGGGTTAGGGCACTGGCAAACCGCTTTACAGACTGCAGGTATTGTAGGACTTCTTTTAGTGGGGATGTCGTTTAGTGCTAGGACTAAAAGCATCAGTGACAATAAATACTCCATGGCAGGCATGGTCGCATTAGCCACTACACTGGTTGACTTCAATGTCCACCCATCTAACTACTCGGGGGAGACTACCGAAGCACTTATGACGGGTGTTGCCGCAGGACTTCTATGGTTATTGGTTTCATTCACGCCATTAGGGTCACCTAATAAAGCGGCTTGAGGTACTTGCGAGTAACGCGATTTTTCTGCAACTAGGAGAACGGTCATGAGTTTTAGATTAGGCAAGAACAGCATTATTAACTTAACCGGCGTAGATGGTAGACTCATTGAAATCGCAGACCTTGCTATTACATTATCCACCGTTGATTTTGGTATTCCTTCTACTGGTGGCTTGCGGACAACCGAAGATCAAGCCGAGCTGTTTGCAGAGGGTGTATCAAAAGCAGATGGCGTCAACAACAAATCCTACCACCAATCCGGGATGGCAGTCGATGTGTTCGCTTACGTGGACGGGAAAGCTTCGTGGGATAAACTAGATCTCTCACTGGTGGCCACCGCTATGCTACAAGCGGCGGCTCAGTTAGGGTACCCCTTGAAGTGGGGTGGGTTGTGGAAGTCGTGGCAGGACTACCCACACTTTCAATTAGGAGAATAGCGTGCTCGCTACTAAGCTAAACGAACTACGCATCGTACCTCGTGCTATGTTAATAATGTATATGCTGGTTTTCTACCAAGTGGTTCAATGGTTTATGGCCTTACCTAATCCTAACATGGCGCAAGCAGGTCTTGTATCAGTCATAACAGGTGCCGGGGCTGCATGGTTTGGTCTATATGTTAGCTCAGGAGGTAGTAAATAATGTGGGGTCTACTACTAAAAGCCGTACCTAGTGTTATCAACTCAGTTGTTGGTGTATTCACTAAGAAAGAACAAACAAAACAGCTTAAAGCCACAGCAGAGACTAAGCTATCTCATGCCAAACTAAATGGCGAAACCAATATAACCTTGTCTGATTCTGAATGGGAATCAATCATGGCGTCCAATATGAACGGCTCATGGAAAGATGAATATGTAACCATAGTGGTTACACTGCCTTTCCCTATGCTGATTGCCGGCGGCGTACTGCTAGCGTTCACTGGTGATGATAGACTGATGACGGGCACTGTAGCAGGTATTACAGCACTTACTACAGCAGGTGTAGACGTAGGGTTTATGATGACTGCAGTTATTACAGCAGCAGTGGGTCTCAAGGTGTGGCGAGCTAAATAAGCGCGCTCAAAGGGGAAATAGATGACTATAAAGAAGTTAGCGCTCAAGCCCGGAGTCAATCGTGAGAACACGCAGTACGCTACTGAAGGCGGCTGGTACGAGTGCGATAAAATCCGATTCCGTCAAGGTAGCCCTGAGAAAATTGGAGGCTGGCAGCGTATATCATCGACTACATTTTTAGGCACCTGTCGTTCTATATGGAACTGGGTGACTCTGAATAGCCAGAACCTTCTGGGTATTGGCACTAACCTTAAGTTCTACATTGCGCGTGGGGGCGTATACCATGACATTACCCCTATCCGTGCAACAGTAGCCCTGACAAACCCCTTCCAAACAACTTCTGGGTCAGCCATAGTCGCTGTTACTGACGCGGCTGCAGGGTATGAAGACAATGATTATGTCACGTTCACTGGCGCAACTGCAGTGGGCGGGCTAACTATTAGTGGGGAATACTCTATAACAATTATTTCTGGTGGGTACTCCATAGTAGCTGCCAGTGATGCCACGTCCACTGCTTCTGGTGGAGGGTCTGTCTCAGCTGCATACCAGATAAACGTAGGTCCTGCTATAGTATCTCCCCTAGTGGGTTGGGGTGCAGCGGCATGGAGCAGTGGTACGTGGGGTTTTGGTAGTACATCTCTGGAAGCCTTACGTACGTGGAGCCAAACTAACTTTGGTGAGGACCTGATACTGTCCCCTAAGGCTGGGGCAATATATTATTGGGATGCCACTAATGACGTGACTACACGGGCAGTGTTGTTAAGTTCCCTTGTAGGAGCCTCAGATGTACCCTTAGCACAAAACGCACTTATTGTTTCTGATATAAGCCGGTTCGTATTCTGTTTTGGTACTAACCCCATAGGTTCCGTTATAACAGACCCTATGCTTGTACGTTGGTCTGACCAAGAAAGCGTAGTCAATTGGACCCCCGCTATAACTAACCAAGCTGGTGGCATAAGACTCTCTAGGGGGACTCGTATTGTTGCTGCGAACCAAGCACGACAAGAAGTCCTCGTGTGGACGGACGCTGCACTATATTCGCTCCAGTACCTAGGAGCGCCTGACGGTTGGGGTGCGCAGTTAGTAGGGGAGAACGTATCCATAGCTGCACCTAACGCAGTCGGGTATTCTAATGGTATTGCTTACTGGATGGGTATAGATAAATTCTACATCTATAATGGACAAACCCAACCTCTTTCCTGTGATCTACGTAGGCATGTGTTTGGTAATATCAACCCACTACAGCGTAGCCAAACGTTCGCTGGGACCAACGAAGCACATAATGAAATATGGTGGTTCTATTGTTCTGGGGAGTCAGACTCGGTAGATAGCTATGTGGTGTTTAACTACATGGAGAACATATGGTACTACGGGTCAATGGCGCGAACCGCTTGGTTCGATGCAGGGTTGAGAGATAACCCCATAGCGGCAACATATTCAAATAACATAGTAAACCATGAAGTGGGTACCGATGACGACGAGACTGGCACCCCCGCTGCTATAAACGCACATATATCTTCTTCGCAGTTTGATTTGGAAGACGGGCACAATTTTGCCTTTATCCGTAGGGTACTTCCCGATATAACTTTCTCTGGGTCCTCCGTGACTTCACCACAGGTTACTATGGCTTTATCCCCGCAGGCTAACTCTGGTTCTGGGGTAAACGTACCACCTTCAGAAGGTGGGGACAGTAGTCAGACAGTAGTACGAACTGCTGAGTTCCCAGTAGAAGAGTTCACAGGCCAGATATACACCCGCGTTAGGGGTAGACAGATATCCCTTAAAGTAGAGTCCACAGGGGTAGGTGTGGCTTGGCAACTAGGTGCAACGCGCCTAGATATGCGCCCGGACGGTAGGAGGTAGCTGTGTCTAACCTGATAACAAAAACCACTGCACCTGTATTACCTACACCCGCTGAGCAGTACAATAATGGGGCTGAAAGACAGTTTCGTAGCATATTACGGTTGTTCTTTAATCGACTAGTTGGTACAGTCGATAGACTGCTCAGTCCGGTCGCAGGGGGCAGCGTTCTGTACTTCCCCTTCGGTATGTTCTACTCCACTGCGACCCAGACTGCAGCCATAATTGACACGGCGTACCCAATAACGTTCAACACGGCTTCATTTAGTGATAGGGTTAGTATAGTAAGTAACTCACGGGTGACTGTAGAGGACTCAGGGGTATTCACTTTTCAGGTAACTGCCCACTTTATCCAGAACTCAGCTGCTTCTAAAGAAGCACATATATGGGCTAGGAAGAACGGCGCGGACATTGCTTATACGGCAAATCTGCTCGTGATAGAGGGGTCAGGTAAGCAGTTGCCTGCGGTATGTGTATTTGACATTACCTTATCCGCTGGAGACTACGTAGAGTTTGTGTGGGGTACTGAGAACACTAGTGTGGAGCTGCGCACATATGCTGCAAGCGCCCCGTACCCAGCGGGGCCCTCAGCGAGCGTGTCCGTAACCTATTCGAGTAATGCGTAATGAAGACTGTAGACAGTAAGACCAAACAACTAGAACCTGCGCAGGTGGTTACTATGTCTATACAGCAACAACTGGACGCAGGATTAGGTACGGATATGGGTGGTGTGAAGACTACGCTGCCCATGGCTATGGCTTATATACATAGGGAAGCTGCTCTACCTACTGCAGATATGAAACAGTTTGGGAACACTGTATTCTTAAGCCATATTGTTAAGGATGGGGGTAGCGCCACTACCCGGGCGCTAAACGTGGATACAAGTAAGAATTTTACAAATAATATGGTTAATTATCTATTATATATACAGAAGAAAGGTGTGAAGATTTTATTG